GGAAGTAGCCGGATATGATGCTCCAGTATCTGCAGGTCGTGGTGGGGCAGTTGGTAATGATACACAAGAAATAGATTATCGTGAAATACATGGAACAAGATTTGAGGATTTAGTGGGAAGATAACATTTGGTATAATTAAATTAATAGGCAAATATTATGCCACCTGAAAGGGTGGCATTTTTATTAATTAAAAGTTTCTAAAAAATAACTATGGCATATGATGGAATTGCCTACGGCAATAGAGTAGATAATTTCTCTGAGAGAAAACTACATGCTAAAGTCGTAGATAACGTTTTATCATCTCCTACCTATTTCTCACGATTAATGGGAATGGGTAAACCTTTTCTTGGGAAAACTATGGACGTAACAGTCAAGATTTCACAAGATACACAAGGTGAATGGTTTGTTGGAATGGAGACCCAAAATATTGCAGCTGTCAATACGACTATCACTTTGTCGTATGCGGAAACAGCTTTTTATCAACCAAAAGTGAGCGTAATGCTTGAATCCTTCGCCAATACTGGTGCGACAGCTACTATTCCTCTTGACGCCTATAAATATGAGGAAGCAGCCGCTGAAGCGTTAGTTGCGGTTGGACAGGCAATTTATGCTGACGGTACTGCCAAAAGACCAAATGGTCTTGGTAATATCGTTGATGACACCGGAACAATCGGTGGACAGAGTAGAACGACATATACTCAGCTTAATGCGACAGATACTGCCTCTGGTGGAACTTTAACTTTGTTAAAGATGGCTACTCTTGAGGATGCTATCTCGTCCTCGTCTCTTGTTACTGAACAACCAAATGTTGGAGTTACAACGAAAACAGTTTGGAGTTTGTATGAACAACTATTGCAGCCTCAAGTAAGGGCGCAATATGAAGTATCGGCTGATTTCCTTTCACTTCGTGGAGAAGGAATGGTTAAAAGGGCTGAACTTAAAGGAACGGCTGGATTTAGATCATTATCTTATCGTGGTATGCCTATCATCAAAGATGACTATGCCACCTCAGGATATTTATATTTCCTGAATGAAAGATACTTTGATTGGTGTGGGCGTTCAATAGTTCCTGATGAATATAAGGAATTTTTGACAAAAGTTAATCTTGGCACAAAGAAAGCCTTTGAAGGCACTGGTGCTGAGGCGTTATCAGTTCCGTCAGAATACAACGGTTGGTTCTATAAGAAACCACAGATGCTGCCTCAACAGGCGGGTACTGTTGCAATGTTTTACGTCATCGGACAGACAGTTGCTAAAGGTTTCAGAAGAAGTGGTCGTTTGACGGGGGTAACCGGAGTATAAGACTCTTGTTATAAGTTAATAAAAATAAACTATTATGGCTAATTTATCAAGTATCGCAGGAGAGGATCTATACAATGAAACCTCCTATGCGACGACTAAAGTTGGCTCAAGAGGCATGGATAGCTTTGGTAATGTTTACCGCTATATTTATAACGGTGGAGTTGCCTTAACTACCGGAAATTTGCTTCAAGAACCAGCTGAAGATACTCAATTCAATAATATGGCTGTTCCAGCAATAGAAGCTATTGGTCAAACTGTTTTGACAGTCACCAACGGTACAACGGCTGTTACTGCTAATATGTTTGATGGAGGACAGCTTTTTGTTAGTTATTCAACTGGAATAGGTCAAAACTTCAGAATTTTGTCTCATACGACAGGAGCATCTGGAGCATCTATTGACTACACCGTTGATAGACCGTTAAAAATTGCTCTCGCCACAACTTCCAAAATAACTGTTCGCAAGAACAAATATAATGGAGTTATCCAAACACCAGCAACAACCTCAACTGGAGGCCCTGTTGGAGTAGCTTTGTACGCAAATACAATCAACTACTATGGTTGGATTCAATCAGGCGGAGATACGGCTTGTTTGGCAGATACTGGCACTAACTTTGCTAATGATCTAAGAGGCGTTTCAGTCTCTTTGGCTGTTGCAGGTTGTGTTAAACCAAACGATGGAACTGAAGGAACAGATATTATTGGTTATGCAAATAACGTAACATCAACTGATAGCTATATGCTTTCATGTAATTTGTTCCTTAACTAAGTTGTTTATCTGGGCGGTGGGAAACTGCCGCCCAGTAGTTAAAAGTTTACCGTCTATGCCGAGTTAATGACTACGGCAGAGGGTTAAAATACAAAAACTATGTCAAGTATTTATATTGAAGATCATTTACCGGTAGTAAAGTATGAAGGACTGAATACTGCAAAAGATGTTACTTTCAGTGGAACATTTAACGCCACTGGTACACAGTATTCAACTAATCCAGTATTTCAGCAAACGATAACTGATGTTGACGCACAAAACGCAACACCAACTATTGCTCAGATATTGGGTGGAATTGTTACTCATAACTCTCAAACTGGAGCAGGTACAGCAACTGTTCCAACAGGAACAGCGATGTCCGCAGGAGTTGCAGATGTTGCAGTTGGTTCAACGATTAAATGGACGTACTACAATCGTGGTAACCAAACAGTAACAATTACAGCAGCAACTGACCATACATTAGTAGGTGGAACAGCAGCTGTTACAACGGGAAAACATATGGATATTACAAGTGTTTGCACAGCAGCTAATACTTGGGTATCTTATTTACAAACCTTAATGTAATTTGGTAATTGAACTTACTCCGATATCTTTTCTTCGGAGTAGGGATTAGTTACTAAACTAATATGAGCGAATATATCTCAAAAGATGATGCTAAAGTGTTAATTAATATGCTTGATAGTAAGCAGTATTCATTAAAAGATGCAAAAGACATATTATCCATTAAGGAACGTCTACAATTATATATAGACAATCCAAAATCTGATCAATTAGAAGTTAAAAAATAATTATGGCAACACTTTCAAGTTCGTTTTATCGGGATGCTAACCGTGTTCCTGTTACAAATATCGGTATTGTTACCAAAAAAACAATAACTTTCTTAGGTGGGACTGCTGATGCTTGGGGAAATGACGGAGGAGCGTTAGATGGTGGTGCGATATTTACGGTAACTGGAGTAGTTAAAGCTCAAATGTTGGGTGTTTGTACAACTAACTTAGCAGGGGGAGCAACGCTTGAAACCGGAATAACTGGAGCTACGGCCATATTTAATGCACAAACTACTGATACAGATATAGATTCAGGGGAAATATGGTTTAATAACGCCACACCGGCCACTTATTTTATACTTGGTGAGTCAACTGCAGCGGCAGATAATTTACCAGAATATGTACTTAATGGAAATGACATTATACTTACTGTTTCAGGTGGAGCTGATACAACAAGCGGAGTAATTGATTTTTATTGTATTTGGACTCCCATTTCCGATGATGGAAATATAGAAGATTCAGGACTGTGATATAATTAATATTATTAGTTGAATTTTATCAACATGGAAAAAATAGAGTTTTCACAAGAGGAACTTCGTTATTTGATAGCTTTCTTAAATGTTTCGGTTCAATCGGGTAAATTACAAATTGGTGACTTGTTTGTCTTGCTTCCTTTAGTTAATAAGTTACAGGCTAAAATTAAAAAACCTGAAGTTAAACCCGAACCTAAAAAAGACGGAATTATTAAAAATTAATTAAATTTTATGGACAATAGCGCATTTACACCACCTGATCCAAAAGGTGACGCATACAAGGCAAAGTTAGCACGTGAGGCTATGGATACGATAGCGGTATATAACATTTTAGACACCGACTACATTTTAGATTGGTCGGGTGATAAATTTAGATTCCCAGCTCACACGGAAAAGAGAGTACCACGATATATTGCACGAAACTTTTTTAAGGAAATTAAAGACTTATACATTCATAAACTTCAACAGGAAGAGGTAGAAAAACACAAAGAAAAATTGATAGCAAAAGGGGCTGATAACGTAGTTTATCAAGCTAACCAATTAGCACTAAACACAAGTAAATATAGAACGGATAACATAGAACTTATGAAAGAATTAAAAACTAAGATTTGGCTTGGTGTAGTTGAGAAGTATGGACTTGATGTTCCACCTCCCGCCCAAGCTGAAAAGGTTGACTTAAGGTCAGCGGAAGAGAAAATATTAAGTGAGGATATGGATATGCCATACAAAACTACCAAAACTCCGGTAACCGTAACGGAACAAAAATATCCTATTAATAAGAAAAAACTTGTAGAGGAGGTATCAAAATGACCATTAAAGAAGAACTATCTAAAAAACTAAACATAAACTTAGACCGCTTTGAAGAAGATATAAGAGAAAAAGATACAAGAGGTGGAATAGGACTTAGGTTTTATCTTGATTCATATTTAGCAATAGTTAAACATATTACAAAAATAGAGGAGGACTTATCTTATGTCATTGACAAAATTGGACAGACCGTTGTACAACCCGTTACCCACCACGTTTCAAGCGTTGTGGAAGACCGACCAGAATATACCCCAGACGTTGGAGATAAAAGCGGGGGAGATAAAGTGGTTTCCAAAGGGACAGTATGAGTTTATGAGGAAACACTTGGCTGATGCGGTATATAATAGCCGAGATGCTATTTCAAATAGCGAATTACAGTATGAAGGTATTTATAAAGAGATATCCGATCTAAAATTATGACAACCGATGACCTAAGGGCTAAATTTGGCGAAATTTCGGTCATTCTTGAGGACTTGTTGCTTCAAGCTATGGATGCCGAGCTAAAAATGAAAGCATATAACTCAATGAAGCTGGAAATAATAGCCGATAAGACTAAATTACAGCGTAAAGAGGAAGAATTGAAGAAGTTGGATCAACAAACCAAAGAAGAAAAGCTATATTTGGTTAAATTTAATGGTGAGTTGGATAAAAAAAGGGGAGAATTGGAAATAAACACTAAAAAATCACAAGAAATTATAAAAGAAAGCGAAAATAAGCTAAAAATACTATCCGATAAAGAAAAAGTCATTGAATCCAAGAAAAAAGATGTAGTTGTAATTGATGAAAAGATGAGAGACTTAAAAGTAAAGGAAGAATTATTAAAAAGGGAACGAAATATTTTAGATGAACGTAAAAATACGCTTGATTTTAAGGAAAAAGAACTTAATTTGAAAGCTGAACGGTTACAACGCATGATGTAAAATGTTATAATTAAATATTAGGTATTTTTAACCACCTTTACGGGTGGTTTTTTTATTAAATATGAAACTCAGCTACTCCGATCTGAAAGATCAATATCTTGAAAACATAGGAAAAAGGGGTTCAACCGATACTGACATATTAAATAACTTCAACATAAACTTAGGACAACGTTATCAGATGGTGTTGGCTAAACTCAATAACTACATGACGCAAGTGCCACGAACCGCATCAACTGTCGCTGACCAACAATATTATCACTATCCACCTGATATTGTGAATATTGAAGGAATTGTGATAACTGTTGGATCACGTAATTATCCGATAACTTGTATATCCTCACAACTTACTTGGGATATGTTAAATGCCGTACCAATTCAACCGTCAGCTATACCACAATTCTTCTTTCCTCGTCGTGATGACTTTGGTATATGGCCTATTCCACAAGACGTTTATACAATGACTTTCAACTTTCATTACAGGGATCGTAACTTATCAGTAGCCGACTACACAACAGGTACAGTTACTTTAGCTAATGGGGACGCAACAGTTACCGGTGACTCAACTACATTTACTGCCGCTATGGTTGGAAGATGGTTTTGTGTAACCGATACAACTCAGGCAGGGCAAGGGTTATGGTATAGGATAGCGTCTTTCACTTCAGCTACTGCTATTGAACTTGAAAATACATGGCAGTCAACAGCAGTTACCGCAGGAACATATAAAATTTGTGAGTGTCCCGAATTTCCCGATGAAGGTCATGTAATACTAATTGA